GATATTCCCCAGTCTTCCGGATAAGCTTTCAATGGATTATCATGGCCGTAAAAATATGGAAGAATAGAGTTTGATTCTTGTTTCAAGTTATGAGTCTCACTTAGGTTTTGAAATCCGTTTGCACTAAACCTGCAAAATGCTCGGTTCTTTACGTCAGCCCAATAGATAGCTTTATCAGTAGTTATCATTGACCACTGATGCTGATTGCCAAAATGAGTATTCACATAATCGTATCCATCAAGCTGAGTACCATCACCAAGCTGTAATGTGCCTAATTCTGGATCTACTATTTGACCTCTATCGTAAGCTCTAAGTCTCGAAAAACCAAATTCCTGAAATGAATAAATATTATCAGCTAAATATCCAGAAGAAACTATTTCACCGTATGAACCTGTTAGGTCCCTAAAGTCATTCGCTTGGAATTGTCTCCAAACATCAACCGGATCACCGTTAAGCTTTGTCGGACTATATCTCCATCTGGTAGGATACCTATCAACAATAGTTGTCAAATCCTGAATACCTGGAGCATTCTGAATTGTATCTTCATAAAGCAAAGAAGACTGCAAATTGAACTCTTCAATTAATTGAGCTTCAGCATTAAACATACCTCTAACATGAGACACAGAATCTCCAGTAGCATTTTCAGCATCACTTACTCCTATCCATGGCCTAAGACCTTTATCTGATCCCATAGGATTATCAGCAGAAGGAGAGTTTCTTAATGAATGACAATACTTGCTTTCTAAAGGAAAGACTACAATATGACCAAGGCCATACCAATTTGGTGAACCTTCATCTGATTGACTAAAATCACCATAAGCTCTTGCGACACCAATGTAATCCAGGAAACAATCTCCTCCCCAAAATTGAATGCCACTGTAATTATAACCAGCCGGTATCGGGAATGATGAGTTATTAACAGGAACAAAGTGTCCAACTGAAACAAAGATATTGTTCTCTAAAGCGGACAAACTTAAACCCCCATAAAAAGCACCTTTCTCTCTGTAATAGTTTCCTATAAAAAAACCTGCATGAGCACCGCTAACAGACCAGTCAGAAGTACCGGCATACCAAGCTCCAGATCTAATTTCATCAGTACCATTAGGCCTTTTATCTACAGGACCATCATGCCTAACAGCAAGACTTATATTGTTTGAATAACCAAAGAAATCAATGTCACCAGAAACAGGCTTATTATATGCTCCAATCATGCTGCCATCAACATCTTTATACGTGCAATTTAAAGAAGAATTCAAGTTAATGCTTGACCCAAAGAAGTTTGAAATCTCAGAACCTATACTAACTTGAGATATATTTTCCATTTCGATGTACTCTCCAAGTACAGGGTATGGAGAAGCTATGTTTTTTTGAGATTCAGAATAAGTCCAATATAACTTAGATACAGTTTCGGTTGACTCAATACCATCATTTTTTTCAGCATCACCAATAGGATACCCACCAGCACCAACAAGTGTCTGAGCCATTAAATATCCTTTATTAGTGTTTGTAGACTTTTGATGACATCCACCATCAAGATAAATCTTATCATTAGTCTGAAGAACAGGAGACGTTAAAAACCCTATATCTGGAGCTAAAAACATACTACCACCATGAGGATTAACACGTATATCTCCTGTGTCAGAACCACCAGAGTCCGGCAATACTTTACCATCTCTCATTTCACCCTCAACGTGAACAAAGTCAGCAGCATCAGTAATTGAACTTGGAGTAGCACCGCCATTCCCAATATCTTTGTAATGCTGGTAATGAAAAGCCAATGGCCTGATATTAGTTTCAGCATCATTTTTATCTTTGTCAATAAATGTAGGAACTACTAATCCCTGCATAATAATTGATTCATCTCTTGGACATCGAACAATTTCAAACCCACTTATATCATCAGCAATAGAGCTAACGTCAATGTTATTAATCTCAAGACCCATAATTCTAAGTCTCGGATTATCAACAGCAGCATCAAAAGAATCCTGATCCCAAACATAGCCACCATCATCAATTGTTGTATTTGGCCCAGTAGTCAACCAGTAATCCTGAGATTGTACATTTACAGTAACCGGAACAACCGATCCGTCTGCTGTAATACGATTTGCAGTTGTAACATCACTATGCATAACCGGCATCTCAATATCAAACAAGTGATAAACAAAACTACGAGACATCTTCTTTGAAAAGAATTTAATACCAACACGATATGTTTCTCTTCTCCACAACCCTTTAAACAATCCAAATACTTGAGTTCCTTTGTAATTTGTGTAATCGTTATTCAAAGTGTAAACCTCATCGTTACCAAAATACATTGTCTTAGTAATAGTTCCAGATCTCGGTTGATTATGAGCTATTGGAGCATTAATCACTTGCTGATCTCTCACCACAGGATTGTCGTCAGAACGCATCTTTTTTGTGATGACCTTAACATTTAGATTTTGCAAAATAGCATCTATGTCGTAATCAATATTCTGCTCACGAACATTACCGACATACATGTTATTCTGCTTAACCTGAATAGTTCTTACACCTTCAAGAACAATAAGCTCATTGTTTATTGCACCAGGAGCCACTTCATCAAATCCATCTTGATTAACATGATCAAACGTCATTGTAGTTCCGGTAATAGTTTCTTTTGTGAATATAGCAGCGCTACTAATTTCAGTTTCACTAACAATGTGAATTGCTAAAACCTGAATGTAATCATACCTCTGGTCAATACCTTTGATTTGAATTCGATTTCCTTTACTTGTAATCAAGCCAGGAGTCTCCATTTCGTACTCATTCGAGTTTGATGCGCTTACCTCATCCGTAGTTAAAGGATAAGTATCAGTTGCCGGCATCCACGGAGTAACATAACCACTATTTAATCCAAGCCTATAAGAATACCTATAAAGGCCGGATGGCAATCCACCACTAATAGTTTCAACAAACTTTACTATACCCATCTCTGCCTCAGCAGTAGAATTAATAGCATGACCGCTATTAGTTACCGGTATATACGCATCAACATCTGTTGTCGGGCCTACTGTTTCATCATAACGAAACGTAAAAGTTCTAAATGGATTAGCGTTTAATCGAGTCCCTTCTCCCCAGTAAACACGAATGATCTTGTCTGTCTCGTAATAGAGTATTGCCTCAATCGGAAAATCTACTGTGAAATTTAACTTAGTAGCATCAGCAGAATCATTAAACATTGTTTTGTAAGACCCATCGCCTTTGTTGTCTATAATAACTAATCCAATTTCAGAATCACCAGTTTCCGAAACGCTAAACAAAATAACCTTATCTCCAAATTCAGCTTTTCCAACCGGAGTGTAAACCCCTGGGGCATCGTCACTCTGAATTGTAAAGGAAAATTTATTTCCTTTTTTCGACTCAATCGCAACAGTACCATCTTTATTGAAAAATACAGAACAGTTCTGAGCAATTTTATAACTCTCTTTTGCCTGATACTCTTTATCAAGATCAGATCTCATCCCCTGGGAGAAACTATTATTATGCGATTGTCTTGCCATTTCTAACTTCTTTGTAATCCTGCCATTGGCAATAAGTTATTCATTAAGTTTCCAAGCATTCTAAGTTCATCGTTGCTCGGCATCTCATCTCCACCTCTGGCATCAGCACATTTGTTCTGCCAGTCTTGCTCAAGCTTCATGTAAACGTGATGAGGTACTTTCCCCTGGGACCAACCGATACCCTTAAACATGTACTTCATGTAAGTCTTTACAGCTTGCTCATGAGAAGAACGAATAAGAGGAAGCCCATGGTCATCAACTTTAACCCCCTCATAAGATATTCCAATCTTACCTTCTTCCATAAAATTCACATAGATTCTTCCATTCTGAATAGAATACTTATTATCATGATCATCTCTATCTGTATAGATATCATCTTGGCTGCTTGTTCCAACATCAATATTTAATGCAGTCTTTTCAGCAAGATTAGTACTCGTACTCATTGGATCAATCTTTGTGTCTACTGCCGAGTCTGATTTTTTTCTTGGTGCTCTAAACTTTTGCGTTTGAACATACTCAACAGTTCCAGTAATACTATCGGTATATGGATTGACAGTATAAGTAACAAGTGTAGTGTCAGCGATAATGTCAATAATATTCCCGGCTAACGTAACAGTAAAGTCATAGGCTCCATTATTCATCTGATTGTAAAGCTCTAAAGCTATCGATTCTTGGTCATCATTAATAGTAACTGAATAATTAAACGTATGCCTTTCAATTGTACCATTAGTATTAGTTATTACAATAATACTTACTACATCTGTTTCAGAAAAAGTATTATTAACAGTAATTTGCCCTCCCTGCTTCTGACCAGGATCAGAAATATTCTTACCCCAACCATTGTAAGATTCACTTGAAGATTTAAAATTCTGATCTTCTTTTGAAGATTTATTCCAAAAGACAAAATCTTTTGTCGAATAATTCAAATACTCAGCTCCATTCTTCACAGCATTAATCACATGAAGATTACTTGGCAAGCAAGCATTGTAGTTTTTTATCTGCAATTCACACTCATAATGTTCAAAAGAGAGTGAACTACCAATATTCATCTCAGCTTCATAAGCCCATCGAGCAAAAGTATCTAAGTGATTATTGATCGATCCAAGACCAAGTTCTTGAATAACAGAACCAATAACAGCATACAGACTTATCCAATCATGTTTTCCGAGATTGCTCATAAGAATTCTGAATAATCCAAAACAGGAACATTATTAGCTCTTGCTTCAGAAAGTTTAACTTTTATTTTCTTTGAAGGAACAAACTTGAACCTCTTGTATTTCATTGGCCGGTCCCAGAATATCATGTACCATGGCTTACCATCAAACATATCTCTGATCGGCTCTCTTCTGCTTCTTCGATTACCTTCCTCATCAAAGTAATATATCACTTTCTTTGGAAAGTAAGTAATCTTAGTGCTGACCATTCTCAGGTTTCCGAGACGATAAAGATTCAAACCATTAGCATCCTCAACCATTTTTTCAGCGCACTCATTAAAGTACATGTGAATTACTTTACTGATAAATCTTTTGATTTTCATTGGCGCCATTAAACGATCACGACCTTTAAGCTTTATAAACGCAGAAACATCCGGATGAATATCATTCGCAATATCACTGTAATTAGCAACCTTTATCTTACTGTAATCGTATGTCTCCATCAAATTGATTATTGTTTATTACGTCATTAACAGTTTGCAATGTCATGTTCAACTCAGTAGAAAGAATCTTTCTTAAGATTATCTCATACATACTGGCATCCATCGGATATGGCTCGTCATCTAAATTACAAACAACTGGTTCACAACCAGGAGTAGACCACTGCATAACTTCTTCAGGATTTTCAAAAACACCTCTAACATTGATGTATTCCATGTCCTCAAACCCATTTTTAGTTACAACGTAAAGAGTATTCTTGATCATGTAAACTCTTGTGAAGTTTTGACCAAACCTTGTTTGACTTGTGAAAAAATGAGTGTCAGGATTATCTATCTGCAAAGGAGTTTGCTTATCAATAAGACCAACCCACAAACCTCGGTATTGAGGAAACTGAATAAGTTGAGGTAATTCAACTTTCTTTATCTCACAACCCCAAGGAACAGAAGGACAAGAAGAATCTGATTTATCAACATCAGACAAAGGAACAACACCAAGATCTTGAAAATACGTAGGAGGCAAATCCTTACCCCAATCCGTAGCTTGAAAAATAGCAGAGGCCCTATGCTGATTGATCCAAAACTTAATCTGTCTTATGTTAAGTTTAGTGTCATCACTATCGCCTTGGCCCTTGTAAGCGATATTCCTGATGTTATAAGCCAGCTCGTTAAGTGTCATAATCTTCTTTTATGCAGTTCCATAAAGGTAAAAAAAAAGAGGGAATAATAAACATCCCCTCTAATCTATGAAAAAATATAAACTATCCTAAAGACCGTCAAGCAAAGTTACAAACGTAGCTCCTTCTCCAGCGCTTAAGTAAAGTCTTACTTCCATTGGTTTACCAGCAATAGTATCAATAAACGGAACCGGAGCATTTGGAGTAAACGTCAAAACAACAAGATCATGAGTCGACTCGTTAATGCTTTCCGGATGAATCCCGTCTTTTTCTAATTGTTCTCTAGTCCCAATCTCTACAACTACAGGAGTTAAAGCTCCAGCAGTTAATGTACCAGTAACACTTTCTACGTCAACTTCACATAAAAAGTTTACGTCTGCTTCATCCGCAGTAATTGTAATAACAGCGCCAAGAACACTAGCAGAAAAAGGAATTCCTCTATCTGTATAGTTAATTGCATCAGCAAGTCCAGCAGCTACCTCATCAGGAGTATCTCCAATTTGAGCAGTGTACTTAAATGACTTTAAGAATACTGATTCAGATCGAGAATTACTTCTCAATGTTATAATAGCAATGTCTCCCTTTGCCCAAGTACCACCAACAGTTACTTCAATCGAAGCAGGTGTACCAGCATTTGAAGGGTAGTTTAACCAAGCGCTAAGCTCCTCAAAAGGAACTTGTACGTTCGGTGCAAGAGCGATAATTCCCGTAGACACTTCTGTAGGTGTATGACCTTCAGCAAGAATCGGGAATTTTACACGACCAATTTGATCCATAATTTCTAATTTTTAAATTTAACTATCTTGTTTTTGTTCTTGTACTTGAACAGGATACATCTCATCTTGGATAGGAACCATAGCTTTCCTTACCGCAATATCAACTATCTCTTCATGTACAGAAGGATGTAATTCACAATCAACACCATTAGGCAAGCTAACAGCAGTCGGCATCTTCAGATATTTCATAACAACCGTAGTCGGAACTGTATCCGATAAGATCTTAAAAACAATCTGATTTCCGTTAGTAGAAGATTCCTGCAAATAGATTGGATCATCATCAATAGGCTTGTTAAAAGGATCCCTACTCATTTCAGCATAGTCATCTAACTGTACTTTGCGGATAGGTCTTTTCATAATTCCACCAGGATAACAATCATTCTCCCAATTTGCTTCCAAGGCAAGAGTATAGAGATAATCCTGAACCGTAGCTAAATCAAATTGAGACACACCAGGGAAAGCCAATGTTCTTACAAGATTATGTAGAGCAGTATTCACTTTCTCATTAATCTCGAACAAATCATGTTTTTCCTGTACGTATTGGATTATAGCAAAGTTCAAAAAGACATCCTTCTCCTGGTCCGTAAACCAGTCGTTGTCAGACTTATCTAACTTCAAATCCATCGCATCGTGCATCTCTTGTATAGTCACAATTACCCGTTTAAATCATTCTTTACTGCCATGAAGATATCAACTTCTTTCTCGAAGAAAGATACACAATCCTCGAATAATCTCCCAAGAATTTCTTCTCCATAATAGTAATACTCATTTTTCCTTACAATTCTACCAGCTTCAATCGCCTTGTAAGTTACAACCCTTACATCGAATAATTTGTCTTTATCCAAATCGATGACTCTCTTGCTAAACTCGATACCATCATGTCCAGCTTTTTCGATTGCAGTGTACAGCATATCTTGAACTAAGTCTTCCTTACTGTCATTGCTAATCTTAACTCGCTTGTTCATGAACATCAACTTAGCAAAGTCATACAATCTATCTCCGGAAAGCTCTCTCACAATGTTAGAAGCATTGGCAATAATACCTCTTCTCTCATTGCTTTTCTTAGCTCTATCTTCAATAGACACGCATATCAACAATTTCTTCTCTGTGCAAAAAGGATGATTCTTGATATGATCAAACAACAAATAATCCTCCTCTTTGTTTAGGTCCAGAATCATGTTAGTCTTTACAGGAACAACACGTTCTTTACCTGGATTAATTTTGTCATCCAAAATTCTCCAACCTTCGCTGGTTTGATAAGAACGAATATAAACCACATTCGTTCTTTTTGGATCACGTATTTCAACCCTAGCAGGGGAATAACCAGATGGCTTCCCCTTTAGGATTTGTTCTCTCGAAACTACTTGTCTTACTTCTTCCATAACTTTTCTTCTCGTTTAACAATTATATTTTCACAAACTCTCCGCAAGAGAATGGGTTTCTTACAACGATTCCTGAATGATCAAGGAACTCACATGTAAATGCATCTCTTGAGTTAGCAGCGTAAAGCTTAGACGGATTGTCAAGATCAGTCATACCAGCAATGTGCTTAATAACCATTGATCTCTTGATCTTTCCAGCTCCTTTTACTTTTCTCTCGATGTTGTTTACACCTGCATGAGATCCCCAGTTCAAGAATACCATTCTGAATGATTCTTTCGGGAAACCAGTCAACGGATCAATGTCAGTGTGCAATGTGTCATCATCAAAGATTGGGTTGTGAACCAAAGTAATTTTGGTACCCAAAGTCTGGTAAGACTTAAATCCAAGAGCAACTTCTGATTGATCAGTAGAAGTTGAGATTGCAGTGTTTCCACCAGCAGCAACAAAGTAATCCTTCATGGCTCTATCGAAAGCTTCGAATCCACCTGTACCAGTGTAAACCATGTAGTTGTTGTTGATGTACCCGGTGTTCATTCTCATGTGAGCGATGAACTGAGTAATCTGCTTCTCAGTCAATTCTCCATTGTACGAGTCAATGTTTGATCCGTCGATCTGCTTCAAGATACCATCTCCAGCAATAATCGGCTTACCAGTCTTGTTGTCGTACATTCTGTAAGAACCATCTGCATTTACAGTAGTCTCACCATACCAAGAATCAACTTCTCTCTCGTACATGAACTGCATCATTTGGTCCATTGCATCTTGGTGCATCCAAACTTTCTGTCCACCACTTTCAATCCACACTACATCAGTAGCAGCATCTCCAGTAATCGAAGAAGCTTTACGATAAGTGTTCAAGTAGTTTACATACTTGTCAGGATAAACGTGAGTCTCGTAACCTCTTTCTGAACCTTCAGAAAAGTTAGTAGCAATCTTACCGATTGTTTTACCAGCAGCGAAATCGCCAGTAGCAGAAGGATCAACAACAGCCAAGTTGTCTTTCAATTTTGCCGTGTATGTGTAACCACCAGCAGAAGCAATAGGCTCAGCCTGAACTACCGCTTGTCTACTACCAATCTTGATAGTATCATTTGGGTTCAAATAGTTCTCGTTAGCCTCGAAAGTAAAGTCAGAGTTATTTGCCCCTGTTCCTGATGCAACACCAGTACAAGTAACAGGTCTACTCAATCTTCCTCGCAAGAACCACTCGTACTTATTTGAGCCGACAGTCTCTTCTTTTGCGAATTTATTTGTTCCATCCACGAAATACTGCAATGAGTATTGTGGGAAAAGCTGAAGCATCTTACTTGCAATAGTAGGATACTTTAGCATGTTCATCACTAAGGAATTACTTTCTTGAGTTTCCTTAGATAAAGTTCCAGCATGTATCTGCATATATCTAAATTTAAAGGTTAAATTCTATTCCTAACCAGTAAACCGATTATCCGTTAATGAATTTCTGAGGATCAAACTCCCCTGGATTCGACGGTGCTTTTGCCAATTGATCTGATTTAGACAATTTCGATGGAACTCCCAGTTGCTTTTCCATAAAGTCTTTTACTGCTTCATTACGACCTTTGTTCTTAAACGCATTTAAGATAACCTCACGGTTCTTCCAAAGCCACGCAGCTTCAACTACGGATTGAGGATCCTTGGTGATCTCATTAAAAAAACCACCCTCGGTAACATACCTTGCGTGTTTTTCTTTAATCTTCTTCGCTTCATCTTGAGACTTAGCGATATTGAATCCAAACATCTGGTCCTGCTCTTTCAAATAAGAGCGTATTGCTTTTTTGTTTTCTTCGGCATCGGCCTGCATTTGAGAATCTTGCTGCTCAGCAAACTTTCTTTGGTTTTCTTGTTCCAAAGCAACTTGTCTGTCTATTTGGGTTCTAACCAAAGCAGCACTTCTTTTTAAGCTTCCGTCTTTAATAGCATCTTCAACAAATCGATCTGCATTCTCCTCTGTATGTCCTTGAGCGATAAGACTAACCTTAAAGACATCTTCATCAGATCTCTCTTTGATTTTAAGCAAATTCCTTGCCTTATCATTCATGTACTGAGGATTAGAAAGTCTTAGCTCTTCAATTTCTTTGTTCTTCTTTTCTATAAACTGATCAATATCAGATACAGATTTTAGCTCAACCCCATACTTGGAATTAATAGAACTGAAATCATAACCACTTGAACTCTCGGTTTCTTCGGTAGTCTCATCTGTTGTGCTTTGCACTTGTTGTTGACTTTCCTCGGTACCTTGAGATTCTCTTTGACTCTCTTTACTCGATTCGCTTTCACTATCATCTTTTGCCGTAGAAAACACATCCCAACTTAATCCATCGTCGGTATCTAAATCACTGTTGGCATTGCCCTGTGAATTATCTTCGTTTTCATTAACATCATTGCTTTCTTCAGCTACCGCTTCTTCTTGTGAATTTTGATCTTGAACATTGTTCGTTTCATCCACACCTGATATAAAAGCTTCCGCATCAAAAGCTTGGTCTACTGACTCATTACCCTGACCTTCTGCCTGAGTAATCTCTTCGTCTTGACTTTTCTTTTCTTCCATTACTTACAATTTTACAAATTATTTTCCAAATTTCCTTGATTCGGATCTTCCGAATTCATACCATCTATATTACGATTGGTTTGATTTACACTTTCTTGCATGGCATATTCGGCCATTCGATTCTCATGATCAAGCATATCTTTGTTTAAATCACGATCAGTTTCATTATCAAACTTCTCAGCCTGAAAGTCATTGTTATCACCATTGACCTTAAGCTTTGTTTGATTGTTCATTCTTGCAATCTCAACATCAGTCTGATTATTCATCTGAGCAATCTGCATATCTTGTTGCAACTTCTGACCTTCAAGCTGTACCTTCTGCTGCTCAAGCTGCTGCATTTGTTGTTGTTGAGCTTGTTGCTGATGCTTAAGAGCAGTAACTCCCTGCTCAAGAATCTTCTCCATATCTCGATAACTCTCAGCGCTTAATGCTTTAACAGCAGACACCGGGTCAACCGCACCACTTTGAGCATACCTATCAAGAAGCATCATTGCTTGATCTTTTCTCTGTTTATCCTTACCTGTGTTGTTTACAGTAACACCATACTGATCCATGCTAATTGCATCATCAATCTTTAGCATTTCCATGCCAAGATCTCCATAAACATTAAGCATCATTTCTTGACCGGCCCAGAACTTTGAAAACTTGTTAGTCATCAATTTAAACGTCTGACCAATTAATCCATAAACCGCATCAAAGTAAGGAGCAGTAATCAATGAAGACTGCATTACATTTCTTTCGTTTACACCAACAAGGTCTGAAGCTTTATTAATACCAGCTCTCGCATCAGAGATACCGGATAACTTCTGCATACTCTCAAGAAGAACAGCTCTTAATGTTATCAACTGTTGAAATGAACCAGGAAGACCAAAGTCAACGCTTTGAAATTGGTTAAAACTCTTTCCAAGATTCCCGTCTTGAGCAGAGTTAATCACAATAATACCATGGTTCTTTGCATAGTGAACAACATCTTTGACCTTCATTCCTTTTGGAAGCTGACTAACATCATATACAATAGCTTTACCACCAGCTCTTGATAAAGCAACTTCTATGTGGTAAGAAACAATATTAAATAAGATCTGGACATTCTTGACAGAATCAACAATTGATAATGTATGACCATCAATGTTATCCTTAATGATACCAACAATATCAAAATGACTATCAGCATAATTCTCTTCATATCGAAGCTGATTTGGTTTTGCACCATAACCAACAACTATGTCATGTCCTACTTTATAAGCAGAGTGAGTCCACTGAATCCATTTCTCAACAATCTCTTCTCCTTTCTTTGGTTTGTAATCATCTTCAACAAACTTGTAGAATGGCATTTCCGGATCATACTTGTTTGGAGAAATTTTTGCCTTAACAGCTTTCATCGACTTCCATTCAAGATATATGACTCTAACTTTCACATCATCACCATCAACCTCATACCATCCATAGAAATCATCATGCTCTTGAAACCATCCGGCTTCCATTCCTTTGATCTTATCAATCTGCTTCCAATCTTCTTTTGAAATGTCCTCAGTTATGAATAGTTCTGTTAGCTCATTCATTGTAAGCATCTGCTCATAACCAACATAATTAGACTTGGTTAAATCTTCTCTGTCTCGATTAGAAGAATAGATCATATTTCTTGGATCAATTCTTACCGGAACAGGATCTAAGTTTTGTCTTCTTACATGAAAGAAAGCTTTTGATGTAACCAAGATGTCATAAAACGCTCTTGAGAAAATCCTTTTAAGATCGTACTTCTCAATGAGGTGATTCAATCCAATATTGCATTGCTCTTCTACATTTAATCTGTAAGGAGTATTTATGAATTGCTGAATGTCTTGAGGTATCTCAGCACCTTTATCTTGCTCTTCAAATTTTACACCAGTTGCTTTTTCAAATTCTTCACGAATAGGCTTAAGCATTGCCTCTGCAACAAGATTCACTTTCTCATCATGCTTACGCATAACAGCATCTCTATTTGTTACATTAACTGAAAACTGAAGTGGTTGTGATAAAAACTCACCTTGAAGTAGGTTTAGCTGGGTTCGTATAATTGGGTAATTTACTAATCGTGCCGGAGTAGCCAATCCGTAAGTGTTCGTTACGTAAGTGAACTCTTTATCGTTAAACAATCCATTGACAATATTGTAGTTGTCATGGTCTTTCTTTCGTTCTCTATTGTACCCTGCGGTCCCGTATGAACCCAGAATCCAATCAACGTAGTCTTTGTGCCAGTCATGATCTTTTTTTGCCATTGGCAGAAAGTCATCCGGCTGTGGCTTAACTCTGTTCATTGAACACGATTTTTAAATTACAGCTACCTAAAGATATAATTTAGAAATCCATTCCCCAAAAATCCTCAGTAAAATCTTCACCTTTTTCAGTATATCCACCAGGATTTAATTTCTTATCAAAGGTAGGTAATCCTAAATCAAAGTCTTCTTCATCAGCACTAACAATCCTTCGAGTGTAATCGTAGTCAGCTATCAGAGACATTCCAAACGACATAACCCGGTCAGTATTCTTTTTCCCATAAGATGTAAACTCTCGAAGCAAATCAAGAAAGAAAATATTATGACAACTCTGTTTAATGTAGTCATCAAGCAACTCTGTTAAAAATCTCTTCTGATGGCTTTTCATGCCAATTCCATACTTATTAGTGGGATTGCCAAATGGAGCATCAGAACTTTTAGGCCTTTCCATTAAGTATCTTTGGTATCCGGCATCTTGAAAATACTTAAGGAATCCAGAATCATTATACTCAACCAGGACCTTAGTATCGTAATATATCGCAAGCTTTAAGCAGTTTTCATAAAACTCAGTTTTACTATATGGTCTATCACAGTACTGAGCTACCGGCATTTCACCTGGCTCAGTCATGCTAATAAACCTACGGAATACATACATACACCCTTTTGAATCTCT